CGTGATAAGACAATTGCAGAGATTAGAGCCAAAGAACTTGATGTTAATCCAATCAAGAATGCAGAGTTGAAGGCCAAAAAAGAAGCAGATGTTAATGCGCAATATGACAAACAAATTAAATCATTAGACAAGTTAATTGAACAACGTCGTGAAGAAGCAACACTTGCCGGCTCCAGAGATGTCAGCAAGATAGGCCGCGAAGGACAAGCCGCAGTAAATGCTATCAATGCAGAATTCGGTGCTAGACAATTCTTGTATGATTATCAAAAGCGCAATGCAGTCGAAACGCAAAAGATTAATGATAAAGCAGCAGACGCAGAAGCAGTTCTCAGAGAAAACAGCAAGAACATGGACAAACAACTGTTTGATATTAAGTTGGCAAATATCAAAAAGAGTCAAAAAGAAGAACTTGCTGCACTAGATGCTGTTACAAAAGCAGAAGCAGACAAGAATGCCACAAGTATCAGTTTCAGTGAAGGCATTGCAGAAGCACAACGTAATTTAGCAAAACTTGTAGCCGATGAAGCAGCTTATTCACAACAATTATTCAACACTGCAATGAATGGATTTGCTGATAGTCTTCTAAACTTTGTTAAGACAGGTAAACTCAGCTTCAAAGATCTATTTGCCAGCCTAATGGCAGAGATGATTAAAATGCAAGCATTGAAATTATTCAACACATTCTTTGGTAAGGGTGGCGTGCTTGGAGGACTATTTGCTGGTCCAACACCAGTTCCAGGCGCAAGAGCAGTTGGTGGTCCAGTTATGGCAGGCCAACCATATATTGTAGGTGAGCGTGGTCCAGAACTGTTTGTTCCCAGTGGACCAGGCACTGTGCAGGCCAATGGTTTTGGCCGCGGCGGTGCTACACAAGTAACATACAACATTCAAGCAGTAGATGCACGCAGTTTCAAAGAACTAGTTGCACGTGATCCAGAGTTTATCTACAGTGTAACACAAGTTGGCGCACGACGCATACCGAGGTAAAGAGATATGAGTTTACAAACAATTATAGACAATGCAGTAAGCATAGAATTTAACAGACGCAAACTAGCAGGTCAAAGTGTAAGTCGCAGTGGTCAAATTAAAATTGCATCAGTGGCCAACAACGTGCCATGGCAAATGACTGTGGAACCTCGCCCAGGTATGCGCTATGCTGACTACAGAGATCTCACAGAAGAGATTGACAGACTGGATCGCATATTCATTGAAGTAGTTGACATTGGCAATACCAATCCGGGTCTTGCTTACATTACCAACTATCAAGGTCAGTGCAACACTGCACAGATCAATCAAATCACTGTAAGCAGTGGCAATGCACTTACACTTACATTGAATGTAAGTTCTGTGACAGGCACAACCAGTTCAACAATCATGTTTGAACCCGGTGACTTTGTGCAATTAAGCGGCAACTACAAATATCCTTACACAGTTACCAGCAGAGTATTGCGTGGCAGTGGCACTACAATTGCAGTGCCTATCAACAGACCTTTTATTGATCAAGCAGGCTACACTGAAGCAGGTGCAGGCATCTTGGTTGGTAAGAATGTCACATGGCAAATGGTAATGACCAAAAAGCCCAGTTATCGTGTTGTGCCAGGTGGCTTCCTAGAATGGACAGACAACTTTGAATTAGCAGAAGTGATCGAGGACTAAACATGAGCACTAGTATACCTGAGGTTGCCAATACCAGTATTAGCCATGCAGTGTTTATTGACTTGACACTGAATGCCAACTTCACACCTACAACTTACTATATCAGCAGTGCTTACAAGCCAATTACCTACAACGGTAACACCTATACAGAACTAGGTGCTTTCTTGCAATTGGGTGCAGTAACCGATGACCTCAAGGTAACCAACGGTGACCTACAGATACAGTTAACTGGTATTCCCAGTGATGTCAACTACATGGACATTGTGTTAAGTTATCCAATCAAAGGTGGCAATGTTGTAGTTCGCAGAGGTTTCTTTGATACAAATACCATGCAGTTGATACCCAATGCAATGTATGAACGTTATCGCGGTATCATTACCAACTACAGCGTAGATGAAAGCACAAGTTTTACCACAGGTGATTTGGTTAACACCATTGTTGTAAGTTGTGCAAGTATCAACACTGTGTTGGAAAACAAAGTTACAGGACAACGCACCAACGGCACTGACCGCAATCGTTTCTATCCCACTGATATTAGTTTTGATCGTGTCAAGACACTGCAAAATACTTCATTCGACTTTGGTAAGAAGTATGTGGGTGGTAATGGCTATGGAGGCGGTGGAGGCGGAGGTGGCCGCGGCTTTGAAGATTACAATTTTAACGAGAGATAAAATGATTAGATATGCAGATATGAAGGACTTTGATAGAATCATGGAGATGATGATTAATTTTGCAAATCATGCTCCAGTCATTGACTATCATGATCCCAACTACAATGACCGCGGTGTAAGAAATTTTCTCACGTATCTATTGCAAAATGGTTGCGTGATAGTAGGCGAGATAGATGGAACAGTGCAAGGTATGCTGTTAGCACAGATCTGCACAGACCCATGGTTACCTCACATCAAGACACTACGAGAATTGGCTTGGTGGGTAGAAGAAGAATATAGAAATACCAGTTTAGGATACAAGTTGTTGATGAAATACGTTGAAACAGGCAAAAAAATGCAAGCAGCTGATGCAATTAAAAACTTTGTTCTTACAAACATGAGTATTAGCCCAGACTTTGATCTAGGCAAACGTGGCTGGCGTGCCATTGAAACAAACTACGTGTATGAGGGCGCATAAATGGCATTATTCACATATATTGCAACAAGCATTGTAACATTCTTTGGTGCTACAGTTACAGCAACTGGTGCTGTGGCCATTGCTGGCTCAACACTGTTGGGTAGTTTGGCAGTTGGTGTTGTTGCTACTGGTCTAAGCGTGGTAACTGCCAAAGCATTGGGTGTGTTCAAAGCACCGGGTGCAAACGCCAATGACCCGGGCACAAAGATACAGTTAGGTCCCAGCACTGACAACAAAGTTGCAAGACTATATGGTCGTAACTACACCGGTGCCATTATCATTGATGCTGAAATTAAAAACGAAAACAAACGCATGGCTTATGCAATGGTCATCAGTGAATACAGTGCCAATGACACTTGGAGCATCAATAAAATATATCGCGGTGATGGCGAATTAGTATTTGGATATAGCAGCAGTCAAAATTGTATTGTAAGCAGTATCATCGACCCTAACGCAACTGCAACTACCAAAGTTGGTATTGACAGCGGCAGCAAATCAAAATACCCAGATGGTCGTTTCCGTGTGCGAGTATATGCCGGCGGCAGTGAAGCAAGCAATCAAATCTTTCCTACAACAAATAAAGTAGCAGCCTATGGCACAGGCCTGTGTCAGTTTGCAAACTGGACTGCCAGCAACACCATGGATGACTTGGTGTTTGCCATTGTTGAAATGGATTATGATCCAGAGAATGATTTTGTAGGCCTAGGTGCCATTACATTTGATATCAACAATGCACTCAATGAGCCCAGCAATGTTCTACTAGATTACATTCGCAACGAACGTTACGGCGCAGGCATTTCAAACACAATGATTGATACTGCCAGTTTCAATGCATGGAATACCTATGCCAATGCAAGTGTGAATTATATCAACACCAGCAACGTCACAGTGCAACACAGTCGTTATCAAATTGATGGCGCACTCAGCACATTTAATCCTGTGTTGGACAACATCGGTAAGATTTGTCAAAGCGGTGGTGCGTTCTTTACCTACAATGCCAAACAAGGCAAGTTTGGTGTGGTTGTAAACCGCGCTGCAACAGCAGGCGAACTGGCCAACGCATTTGTATTCAACGATGACAATATCACCAGCAGTATTTCAATTACCTCAACAGAACTATACAGTTTGTATAACCAAATTGAAGTTGAATACCCCAGTGTAAATCAACGTGACCAAACTGATGTTTACTTTGCTGAATGCAATGTGAGTATTCGCAACAGCAATGAACCAGACAACTGTTTGAAATATCGTTTGGATATGGTCAATGACCGCAGCCGTGTTGCACAGTTGGCCAACATTGATCTCAACCAAAGCAGAATTTCAACTATCGTAGAATTTACTGCGGACTTCAGCAGTATGACTGTGGATGTGGGTGATGTGGTCAAGGTCACACTGCCCTTGTATGGCTACAATGAAAAACTATTCCGTTGTATGCGTGTCACTGAAGAAGAAAGCGCAGATGGCATGTTGAATTGTAGATTCACACTGTTGGAATATGATTCGGATGTTTATGGTGACTTGCTCACACGAGAAGATCTGCCACCACCGGTAACAGGTATCACCAATTGGTGGGTATTGAACTCAAATGCTACTCTCAGCATTGGCAACATTCTTGTGGTAAGTGATCCCACACAGGTAACTGCTAACTTGTATTCACCATCAACTGGTAGCGTGGTAGGCACAGCAAATCTAAGCACAGTGCGCAGCACATTTGGTGGTGCATACAGCAGTGGCACATTCATCAACGTGCCAATTGGTGTGCCAGTGA